ATGCAAAAAAATATTATGAAGAACACAAAGAAGAAAGAAAAATACAAATGAAAGAATATTCAAAAAAACTAAGGCTAGAAAATAATATAAAGAAAAAAGATTATATAGAAAAATTAGCTAAAAAAATTTACGACAAAAAAACATTGTCAAAAAATATAAAAATATAATAGATAATGCTATAAATTATGTTGAAGACAAAGGTAGATTAAAATATAAACCTAATGAATTAATAAAAATATTAAAAGGTGAGATTAATTATGAATAATGTAGTAATATTAATGGGTGTTATATGTAGAAATATAGATTTAAAAGAAACTAGCACAGGTAAAAAGACATGTAATGTAACACTTGCAATAACAAGAAATTATAAAAATAATAATGGTGAATATGAAAGTGATTTTGTTACTTGTAAAGCGTTTGGGCAAAAAGCTGAATTGCTATCAAGTTATTGTAAAAAAGGAGATACAATAGGAATAAAAGGAAACATATTAACTGGTAGTTATGAAAAAGATGGCAAAAAAGTTTATTTTCAAGATATATTAGTTCAAGATATAAATTTTATAAAGCAAGGCAAACAAGAAATAAAAATTGAACAAAAAGAAAAACCTAAAAAAGATGTATACGAAGAATTTGGAAAAGAAATAACTGAAATGGATTTACCATTTTAAAAGAAAGAAGGTAAATAAAATGATGAACCAAGTAATATTAGTAGGAAGATTAGTTAATGATATTAATGCAGAAAACAAAAATGAAGTTAATATAACTTTAGCTTGTCCAAGACAATATAAAAATACAGAAGGAATATATGAAACTGATTTTATACCATGTAAACTGTGGACCAATATAGCACAAAATTCTGCTGAATATTTGACAAAAGGTGATTTAGTAGGTGTTAAAGGAAGAATACAATCAAAAGATGATAATATAATGATAGTAGCTGAAAAGTTGACGTTTTTATCATCAAAAAAACAAGAAGTGTAAAAAACTTCTTTTTTTTATAAAAAACTATTTATTTTTTAAGTAATATATATTATAATTGTTTTATAGGATACATTATGTGTTCTAAAAAAGGAAAAGAGATATTAAAAAGTAAGGACAAGTAAAGGAGTAATCCTATTAATAAACTTTTTTTAATATCTCATAGGTAAATTATATCATAGAAAGGAGGAAAAGACAATGGCTTGTAGAAAGTTATATATGTTTAGACAAGATGTAGATAAATGGATATTATTAGAAGGTAGAGCGCAAAAATATATTGCTGAAGAAATTGGAATATCAAAATACTATCTAAATAATGTTATAAAAAGAAGACAATTATGTACAAAAGTTGTGGCTTATGCAATAACAAAATGTGTAAGCAAAGATAAAAAAATAGAAGATTTATTTATAATAAAGGAGAAATAAATATGACTACTAAAGAAGAAGTATTAAATCAAATCGAAAACATTAATAAAATAATTGAAGAAAATTTAGAAATAACATTAACAGATGAAGGGAAAAAATATTTTTTAAGATTATTAAAAAAACATTCTTATGAAGATATAGTTCAAACAATAAATATATGTATAAATAATTATTATGTATTAGGTGATGATGAAACAAGAGATGAAGTATTAAAAAATATTGAAGGTGTTTTATATAATGTAGAATTTCAAAAAGAAAAGCCGGAACTTGCTGATATTAATTATTTACTAAAAATAGCAAAAAATAAATTTGATTTAAGAGGTTTATATTACAAAAATATTAAAGAAATATTAATGAATAACTATACAAATGATGAATTTCAAGATATTAAAGATATATTTTGCAATTATAGTGGATATACTCCATTAAAAAATCAATTGGAGTTATATTATGGCAAGGAGTAAAAAAAGAAAAAAATTTAGAGATTTTGAAAGTTCTGCAATAATAGAAGATTTTAAAGAACAATATATATCATTAACAAGAAGTATGCTAATTAATGAAAAATGGCTTAATTTAAAATATTCTTCACAAGTTATATATATACAAATGAAATTATGGGCAAGAGGAAAACAAGAGTTTAAATATTCTTATTCACTAGCAGAAAACATATTAGGAAGTACAAGAACAATAAAAAGTTCAATAGAAGAATTAATAGATAATGGATTTATAGAAATAGTAAAATGTTCTAAAAGACCAGGAATAGGAACTATATATAAATTTTCAAATAATTGGTATATGTGCAATAAAAATAAATGATATAATATGGTTATATAGTATTGTCTTTAAAAATTAAAGTGGTTTTAACGCAAAGTATATTATTGTTTTTAAAAATTAAAGTAGTTTTAAAAAATATTAAAATTTTGCTTATTATTGTCTTTAAAAAGTAAAGTGCTACTACTTTAAAAATTAAAGTCAGGAAAAATTAAAAGGAGGAAAAATGTTTGACAAATTACAAGAAATATTAAAAAGAACAATCAATGGATATGAAGCAGAGAAATTAATGAAATGGATAGATAACAAAATATATACTGAAGAAGAAATAATAAATGCTTATGAATATTGTCAAGTAAAGACAATAAACTATATATCAAAATATTTAGAGAATAACAAAACAAATATAAAACCTAATTGGTTAGATAAAGAAATTGTTTATGAAGAATTAACACCAAAAGAATTATTAGAAATGAAAAATTTGATGAAAGAATTCTATCAAGACAATTAATATAGTTAAAAAACATAACATAAGTGTTGTATAACGAATGAAAATATAAAAATAATATAAATATATTAGAAAGGATAAAATGTTTCTTAAAACGTAAATAAATAGGCAAAATGAATAATGAAAAATGTATAATGAATAACAATCCACCAAAATGGTACAATTACAGATTTAAAGGTAGCCATAGACACGAGATATTTTTTGGTAGTAATAGGAAGAAAAGTATTGAAGATGGTTTAGTTGTATTTTTAGAACCTAGATTACATAATATGAGCAAAGAAGGCGTCCACTTTAATAAAAATTTTGACTTAGAATTAAAAAAAGTTGCACAAAAGACTTGGTGCGAGTATTATAACAAAACAAAAGACGATTTTATTCGTCGTTATGGAAGGAGTTATTTATGAAAGAAGATAGAAAAGAATATATGAAAAAATGGCAACAAGACAATAAAGAAAAAACAAGAGAAAACGCAAAAAAATGGTATTACAAAAATAAAGATAAAATTAAAGAGAAAAGAAATTCAAATGAGTATAAAGAAAAATACCGTGAATATAAGAGAAATTGGGCAAGAGAAAACAGAAAATCACAAAAAGAATTAATTAATATGTTACAATCTAAAATAGATAAAGCGTTAGAATATTGTAACAATAATATTGAATTTTGCGATAGATTAGTAGATATAATAGACATTTTACATGGTAAAGATAAAGGAGAATAATGCGATTAACTATAGAGCAATATAATCAAATAACAAGTAAAACAAAACAAAATAAATATCATAACAAAAAAGTATTATATGATAATAAAAAATTCGATAGTATTAAAGAAAAAAGATTTTATGAAAAACTTAAAATATTAGAAAGAGCTGGTATAATACAAGAACTTGAATTACAAAAGAAATTCGAGTTACAACCTAGTTTTACAGATAATACTGGTAAAAAACAAAGAGCAATAACATATATCGTAGATTTTTTCTATTATGAAAAAACACAAGAAATATATATAGCAGTAGATGTAAAAGGTTATGCTACTGATGTATACAAGATAAAAAAGAAAATGTTTATGTATCAATACCCAAACATAGTATTTAAAGAAATAAAATAAAGGAGGAAAAATGGAATATTATAAAATATACAAAATGGTAATAAAAGAAATTGGTAAAATAAAAAGCAAACAAGACAGATTTGACAATTTATATATATTAACTTGTATGTTGATTTATAATTTATCAAATGAAGGAAAGAATATAGACACGTTATTAAAAACATTTAAAGAATTTGATTATAATAAAAATTTTGGTATAGAAAGAGAGGAAACAAAAAAATGAATAATAATACAAGTAGTGAAGGAATTGGAATAATAGGAGTTTTACAGATTGTATTTATAGTATTAAAATTATGTAAAATAATTAATTGGGGTTGGTTATGGGTATTAAGTCCTTTATGGATAAGTACTATTGGATATTTATTAATAGTAATTATAATATATTTTATTTATAGAAAGTGAAGGGAAATAAGTATGAAAAAATATTTAATAACTTTAAATGGTTGTGATGATACGACTAGATGTGAAATTGAATTAACAAATGAACATTTTGAAATATTTATGCAAATAGCAAAAGAAATAAATAAACATAGTACTTATGGGTGTGAACCAAATATTTCTATTTATGATAATTATAGAAAAGATAATGATGGATACTTACATTATTGGGCTGAAGAATGTATTGATTTATTAGAAAATAAAGGAGAATAAGTATGAATTTAGAAAGTGTAGGAAAAAAATTTAAAGGAAAATGTGGAATATATGAATGTATTGCTTTTTCTGAAAAACCTTCAATAATAATGAAAAACTTAGACACAGGAGAAAAAATATCATTTACTATTGATAGTTTGTTAGCTAAAGATTTTGAAGAAATAATAGAAGAAGAAAAGAAAATAGATAATATAGCACGAATAGAAAGAAAACCAAAAAATATTGATAATGTTTATTTAAAAAATAAGTTAAATGAAATAATAGATTATCTTAAAAGTAAAGGTGAGTAATAATGGAAATTATAGATTGTGTAGAAAACTTTGAAAATTATTATAAATACAGTGTTAGTGATGAAGATAAAGAATGGTTTACAAAAGAAGAATTTAAGTATATATGGTTATGTGGGTTTTTTGCTGTTTTTTATGATTATGATTTAGAGTTAAAATGGGGGAAATTATTATACGAAACAATAATTGCTATTATAGAAAGAAAACAATCTGAATTAATTAATAAAAACTATGAAGAATATTTATTATGTTTAAATTTAATAGGAGAAGAAAATTTTAATTGGGGTAGTAGTATAAGATTTTGTTGGTTCGAAAATGATGAAATAGAAAATAAATATAAAAATTATTTAAAACAAATAGGTTATAAAGTAGGTGAGTAATAATGAACTTAAATGATTTTACAAGACCTAAATTTGGAATAAAAATAGGAAAATTAAGTAAAGGTGATTGGTCATTAGGATTATTTTTAAATCATAAATTATGGGAACATTGGCATAATGCTGATATTGTTGGTGTATCACACGAGATTTATATTTATATTTGTTTGTTCAAATATCATATTAGTATAGGTTTTATAGAAAAGTAGGTGAGTAATAATGAAAGATGAAATAAAAGAAATATTAGATTATTTAAAAAACAATACATTTATACCAGACGAAACAAAAAGAAAATATAAAATATTACATAGAGATGAAGTTAATAAATTATTAGATTACATAACTAATTTACAAGAAGTAGGAATTAATAAATATCAAACATTAAAAGATTTAGAGCAAGAAAATGAAAAATTAAAAAGAGAAGTAGCTAAATTACATATTATTCAAGAAGAATATGGCAGTCATATAGAAAACACTCATATTATAGACGACTATCAAAAAACATATTTTATGTCAAATAAATATTTAATAGAATTAAAAAATGGAAAATTTGTTGATATTAATGTCTTAAATGATGAATATGAAGATTACAAATCAAGATGTGATAAAGCTATAGAATATATAGAAAACATTGATAATTTAGTGTGTATTAATGTAGATAATTATATGACGGAAAAAGAAGGACGAATATTTATAGACGAGGAAGGTCAAGAAGATTTATTAAATATATTACAAGGAAGTGATAAATAAATATGTATGCAATAACTGGGTATTTATACAAAAAAGATAAATGTATATTACGTGGGATGTGGGAAGATTTAGAAATATTTGTTGAACAATTAAAAGAATGTAATAAAAAGTACGTTGATAGAAGGGAATTTAAAATAATATCCCCAAACGGAGAAATATTGAAACAATGGTTTAGGAAGTGATAAAGAGTGAATATAGAAGAAATAGTTGAATATTTAAAACACCACATACCAATTATTATTAAAGATGATAAAGGTTGGTGTAATGCAAATATCTTTTTAGAAAATGGAACTTTAGTTGTAAAGCCTGATTATGATTTAATTTTTGATGGGAAGTGATAGTAATGAGTAAAGAAGAAATACTAATTGCTATAAAAGAAATACAATGTAGGTATTCTTTACCAGCATTAGAAAGGAACTTTACTGATAAAGATTATGCTTGTAAACAATATGAAAAATTAGCAATACATTTAGCAAAACAACAAGAAGAAAAAGATAAAGAAATAGAAAGATTAAATAATATAATAAATGAATTAGAAAAAACATTAACTTTTGATAACGAATAGGTAAAGTCATATAATGTAGAACACCCAGAAAGAAGTGGTAAAATACCTAATTTTCCATCAGTATATTTAGATAAACTAAAAGAACTAAAAGGAGAATAGCAAAGAATAATTTGTATTTTCCTTTTTTTTATGATATAATTAATTCGGTGATAATATCACTCGCATTTTGTTTTAATTACAGTGTCACCGTGCTGTATATTAATTCAAAACCCCCTGAACAATAAGAATAGGCTTTATTTTTCATTTATTTACCTCCTATTCTTATTTTTTATTTGTTAAAATGATAAAAATATGATAGTATCTAATTAGGGTGTTGTACTATGAGTGAAATTATTATAATAATATTAATTGGAATTATATTTAGCACGTTATTTTTATGTGCTATTTTTTTATGTATTTTAGCTAGTCATAAAGAAGAAATTTGGGAAAAGATAATTTTTTCAAAAAAAGGAGAATAAAATGGATACGTTTGATTTTAGTGATTGTAAATTTATTAATAGCGAGATGAAATTTTATACTTATCAAGATTTTTGTAATAATTGTTACGCAATAAAAAGATTGTTTGATAAAAAATTAACAAGCAATAGTAGGATATTTTACAAATGGTATGTGTATAGTAACATTTATACTACTATGAACCAGAAAAACAAAATTTGGGATTTTTTAAATGATTATATAACAATAGAAGAATTATTAAAGAATTGGAGATAAAACAATGGATAAAGAAACAATAAATAAATTAAAATACTTAATAAATAAAAAAAAGACATTACAAGAAATGTGTGAAGCGTTAAATCTAAAAGATTATGAAATAATAGGCATAGTTGAATTAATGAAAGAACAAGGAGAATTAATTGATTATATAAATGGACAAATAGTTAAGTTAAAAAAACCAATAAAAAGTGAAGATGTTTATTATATACCAAACAATTTAGAAGAACTAAAATTGTTATTAATAAGCGACACTCATTTAGCTAGTAAATATGATAGATTAGATATATTAAGATATTTATATCAAGAAGCAGAAGACAGAAACATAAATTATATATTACATAGTGGAGACCTAACAGAAGGGTTAAGTGGCAGAACACAGCAATTATATGAATTAAAAGAAGCTAGTTATACAGGACAACGTGATTATGTAATAGACAAATATCCTGATAGTAATATACCAACTTATATGATAGCTGGAAACCATGATTTGTGGTGGATAAAACAATGTGGTAGCGATATAGTTAAAGATATATGTAGTCAAAGAGAAAATATGATTTATTTAGGTAGCGACTGCGAAGATTTAAAAATAGGTAAATTAAAAATAAGATTATATCACGGAAAAGGTGGAAGCAGTTATGCACTTTCTTATAAAATACAAAAATATATGGATAGTATCCCGATAGAAGAAAGGCCTCATATATTACAAACTGGGCATATTCATCAAAGTTTTTATATGAAACAAGACAAGACACATTGTTTTCAAACAAGTTGCTTACAAGACTTAACGCCATACGCAAGAAGTCAAGGTTTTAATAATGATAAAAGTGTATGGTGGGTAGATATACAAATGGACGATAACGGAAAACCAATAAAAATAAATCAAGAACTAGAAACATTCGGCAAAAAATTAGTAAGGAAAAGATAAATGACTATAATTTTTCATTTTTCTTTTTTTATGTTAAAATGTGGGTAGAGTTGGAGGATATATGAAATTAAAAATTGAATATGTAGATATTGATAGCATAAAACCATATAAAAATAATGCTAAACAACATCCAGATGAGCAAATTGAACAAATTAAAAAATCTATTGAACAATTTGGTATGGACGACCCGATAGGAGTTTGGAATAACGAAATAGTAGAAGGACATGGTAGATTAATTGCTTGTAAAGAATTAGGAATGCAAGAAGTGCCAATAATTAGACTAGACCATTTATCAGACGAAGAAAGAAAAGCATATACTTTAGCACATAACAAATTAACTATGAATAGTGATTTTGATTTAGACATATTAAATTTTGAATTAGATAGTATTTTAAATATTAATATGGAAGATTTTGGGTTTGAATTAAATAATGAAGTTGATTCTGCATTAGATAATTATTTTTCTGAAAAGAATGACGATATTTTTTATTTTGATAAAGAAGAAATAAAACAAGATATTGTGAATTACTGGAATCCAAAAAAAGACTTAAAAGAATTTATTAAAGACATTATAGATGTTCCAACCGCAAAATATCAGTTTAATAGATTATGTCAAGGATATAAGGACGGATACAATATAAGTTTATTGTTTAACCCGCATAGATTAACTTGCCCCACTCATAGAAACGAAGGAATATATTATGGTTTAAGGGATAATCAAAAATTTAGAGAAAATTATGCAAGATTTATAGTTGATGTAAACAACAAGGTTGTAGTTCAAAGTGATTATCACAAATTTATTGGTCTTGGTATGAGTAATTATCAATATGTAAACGAGTTCCAGCCATATCTTGCAAGAGATATTTATAAAAAATATTGCAAAGAAGGAGATAAAATTTTAAATCCGTGTGCTGGTTGGGGGGGAAGATTGATTGGGTTAGCAAGTTGTATGTTTAAAGATATAGAATATGTAGAAACAGACCCTAGTTCTGAAACATATAATGGACTTGTTAAATTAAAAAAATTTTTGAGATTAGATAATAATTATAAGCAATATAATTTGCCGTTTGAAGATTTAGAATTAAAAGACAACTATTTTGATTTTGTTTTTACAAGTCCTCCATATTTTGACACAGAAATGTATAGTGAAGAAGAAACTCAAAGTTATATAAAAAATAATAATTATGACGAATGGAGAGATAAGTTTCTTTATGTAATGATTGACAAAATTATAAAAGCAATGAAAAAGAACGCAAAATGTATATTAAATGTTGGAAATAAAAGATATCCAATAAGTGATGATATAAAATTTTATTTAAAAGATAAATACAATATAAACGTTACTAACAGCAATTTTGAATTAGATGCTAACGAAGGAACTGATGCAATAAGAAGTAGCGAGGAAGATTTTTTGTATTTTGAAAAAAAATAAAAGGAGGTAAAATATGGTTAAAGGAGATACACCAGCACAAGATAGAATAGATAAAAAAATATTTGAAAATTTATGCGGTTTACAATGTACAATGTTAGAAATATGTAGTGCGTTTGATGTTGATGATAAAACATTAACTACTTGGTGCAAAAAAACCTATAATATGCCATTTTCCGAAGTATTCAAGTTAAAAAAAAGCAAAGGGAAAATTTCTTTAAGACGTACTCAATGGAAATTAGCAGAAAAAAATGCTAGTATGGCAATATTTTTAGGTAAACAATATTTAGGCCAAAAAGATGTAATAGAGAATCAAGTTACAAATAATGGTATATTAGATGATTTGAAAGAAGCATTAGAAAATGTCAAAAAAGATTAATGAAATGTTAAACCCAAAACAATTAAAATTTATGCTTAATGAAGACAAACGTATTAATTTACTAACTGGCTCTGTGCGTAGTGGTAAAACATACGTTTCTTTATTAAAATGGGCTATTTTTGTAGGACTAATGCCTGAAGATACTGAATTTTTAATGAGTGGTAAAACATTGACTTCATTAAAACGTAATTGTTTGGGTTTGTTACAAGATTTAGTAGGTACAGATAATTTTAAGTTTAGTATAAGCCAAAAGACAGGAAAGTTATTTGGTAGAACAATATGGCTTGAAGGTGCTAACGATGACAGAGCAGAAAGCAAGATTAGAGGTATGACTTTAGGCGGTGCTTATGTTGATGAATTAACACAAGTGCCTGAAGATTTTTATAAAATGCTTTTATCAAGATTAAGTGTTAAAGGAGCAAAGTTATATGCAACTACTAACCCAGACGCACCTAATCATTGGGTTAAAGTACAAATAATTGACAATGAAGAAATAGATAAAAAGATATGGAACTTTGCTTTAGATGATAACGAAATACTTAAAAAACAAAATGAAGAATATTTTGAACAATTAAAAAAAGAATATCAAAGTATGGGTGGAGTATTTTACGAACGATTTATACTTGGTTTATGGGTATTAGCAGAAGGTTTAATATATAAACAATTTGCTAACAATAGTGGATTATTTATAAAAGATAAAGCAGTAGATAAAAATGGCGATAAACTTAATTTTTTAATAGTAAGTATAGGAATAGACTACGGAGCAACAAAAGGTGAAACTGAATTTAAAGCAACAGGTATAACACCATATTTTAAAGAGGCTTGGACTATTGATGAAGAAAAACTAGCTGGATTATATACTCCAGATGAAATATACGAAGCATTTATTGAATTTTATAGACGTGTAGTAGCTGAATATGGCAAAGTAACTCATGCGTTTGGTGATTATGGAGCATTAGGTCAAGTTTTAACTTATGGGCTTAATAAAAAGTTACAAGAAAATAATATACCATTACAAGTGCAAGATTGTATAAAAGGAAAAATAATAGATAGAATATATATGGACCAAATGTTATTTGCTCAAACAAGAAGATTTATATTAAAAAAATGTAAATATTTGATAGAAGCATACCAGCAAGCTGTATGGGATGATAAAAAACCAGATACAAGACTAGATGATGGGACAACGCCTATTGATGATTTAGACGCTAGTGAATACAGTATGTTCCCTTTTTATGATAAATTAATGATAAATATTAAAGAATATTGACAAAAATACATATATTTTTGACAATTTTAACAAAGTTTACTAAAATTAAAAGAGAGATAAAGAATAGGAGTTGAACAATGAAGTTAGAAGATTATTTAGTTGCTAACTATGGATACAATCCAGATGTTAAAAACGTAATGCAGACTTATATTGACCAATGGCATAGTTGGTATGTTGGAAACGTGAAATCTTTTCATAATTACTTTATCTATAATGGCAAAAGAAAAGTAAAACAAAAAAGACTAACTATGAACATGGCAAAAGAAATAAGTGAAGACTGGGCTGATATTTTATGGAGTGAAAAATGTAAAATATCAATGAAAGATGAAAAATCACAAGAAGAATTTGATAAACTAGTCAATGATTTAGATTTGTATGTACTAATTAATCAATTAATTGAAAAGTCTGGAGCTTTAGGTACTGAAATGGCAGTAGTAAGTGTATATGACTTAATACAAAATGAAGATGGAATGTATTTAGATGTATCTAACGCAAAAACAAGAATTAGTTTAGTGGATATAGATTGGATATTCCCATTAAGTTGGAGCAATAAAGGAATAACAGAATGTGCTTTTGGTAGTGTTGAATATGTTAAAGGAATAAAGTATGTTATTTTATCTGTACATAAATTAGGCAATAATGGCAATTATATTATATATAATCATTTATTTAGAGAAACAAATGGAAAACTAACTGAAATAACAGAAGAAGAAAGCACAATGAAAGAATTTGATACAAAGTCAAATATAGCTTGGTTTAGTACTTTTAAGCCATTATTAACAAATAACTTATTTAATAATAGCCCTTTTGGTATTTCTCATTATGCTAACGCTATTGATAATTTAAAGGCAGTAGACATAGCTTTTGACGCAATTAAAAATGAAATACAAGACGGGCGAAAAAGAGTATTTGCTAAGGCAGAAATGTTTAATTATGATGACGGAGAACAAAGATTAGTTTTTGACCCTAACGATACAACTATATATCAATTACCTACTGGGGCAACAAAAGATGACTTAATACAAAGTGATACAGATGAATTAAGAACAGACAAACAAATAGAAACATTGAATACTAATTTAAATATATTAGGTAATAAAGTAGGTTTTGGAGAAAATCACTATCATTTTGACGGACAAAACTTAAGTACAGCAACAGCAGTTATATCAAGCAATAGTAAGTTATTTAGACGTAAGAAAAAACTAGAAATAGGATATGAAAGTTCTATCTTTGATTTAGTAAAAGCAGTATGTTATGCGTCAAGCACTTTTGGACAATATAATATCAATACAGAAGATATGGTTATACAATTTGATGATAGTATAATAGAAGATAAAGAAGCAGAAAGTAATAGAGCTTTGCGTGAAGTATCTGCTGGATTAAGAAGTAAAGAAGAATATAGGGAATTAATTTTTGGAGAAACACCAGAGATAGCAGAACAAAAAATAAAAGAAATAGAAGAAAAGAACCCAACAATACAAGATTTGTTAGGGACAAAAAACGAAAATAATGAAGCATAAAGAAAGAAAGGATGTGGTATTATGATTTCATTATATAAAATAGAAAATACAAAAGTAACACCTGAAGCAGATTATATATCTGCAGAACTAAGAGGATTGTCTACTGATACAAAACCTACTGAAATTAAAGACAAAAAAATAGACAACGGCAGTTTATTCTTAGAAATTGATACAGGTGATATTTACGGTTATGATTTATCAAGTGAAACATGGAATAAAATGTAGAAAGGAGAAAACAAAATGGATGTAACATCTTATTTATTAGGAAAGAAAAAAGGTGGCGGTGGAGAAATTAATCTCCAAAACAAAGACGTATCAATAACAGAAAACACTACTACCAATATAAGTGCAGATACAGGATACGATGGTTTAAGAAATGTAAATGTAACAACTAATGTACAACCTACTTTGCAAACAAAAAGCGTATCAATAACAAGTAATGGAAGTACAAGTGTAACACCAGATAATAATTATGATGGATTAAATGAAGTAAATATAAGTACAAATGTAACACCAAATTTACAAAATAAAAATGTAACAATAACAGAAAATACAACTACTACTATTGAAAAAGATAGCGGTTATGATGGTTTAGGAACAGTTAGTGTTACAACTAATGTAAGTGGTGGAGCTGATGAATATTTTTTATCAAGTGTAGATTGTAGTTCATATTATAATAATCCCGCTTTATTGTATATGGTAAAAACCATACCTGATACAATAACAATAACAGGAACAACTACAAAAAGCATGTTTAAAAATGCATACGCATTAACGAGTGTCCCATTATTAGACACTTCAAATGTTACTGATATGAGCTCAATGTTTAATAATTGTATAAGTTTAACTGAATTGCCATTATTAAATACTTCGCAAGTTACTGATATGAGTAATATTTGTTTTAGTTGCAAGGCTTTAGTTTCATTTCCTCAATGGGACTTATCAAGTGTTACAAATTTATATTATGCTTTTGGGAATTGTAGGGCGCTTAAAAATTTTCCAACAGTAAATTTATCAAGTGTTACAAATCTACAGAGTTGCTTTAGCAACTGTGAAAGTTTAACTAACGATAGTTTAAATAATATATTAGCTTCACTTGCTACTGCAACAAGTTATACAGGTACAAAATCATTAACTTATATTGGTTTATCATCATCTCAAGTAACTACTGCTAAAACTTTATCTAATTGGCAGGCTTGTCAAGCATTAGGTTGGTCATAAGAATATTAAAGGCAGTTTATACAACTGCTTTTTTATATGGTATAATTTTATTGGTGATAATATGTTAGCTGATGAAATAATGGAAATATTAACAGAAAGAATAATTAATAGAATAGAAGAAACTAATACTGATATTTTAAAAAAAATAGGTAGCACTATAAAAGAAATAGGTAAATTAACGCCTAAACAGGCACATCAAATAAGTCAAATATTAAAATATGGTGGAGATTATGACAAAATAACTAAAAGATTAGCTAAAATGACTAACTTAAATATTAAAGATATACAAGATATGTTTGAAGAAGTAACAAAAAAAGAATATCAATATGCTAAACAATATTATGATTATAAAAACAAAAAGTATATACCATATAAAGAAAATAAAGCATTGCAAAACCAAGTTGGTTCTTTTACAAGATTAGGAGTACAAGAATATGTAAATGTAGCTAATTCAAATGTTATAGGATATACTTATCAAAATTTAGATGGAACAATTAAGTTTAATGGATTAAAAGAAACTTTTTTTGATGTTATAGATAGAGGAGTATTAAGTGTTTCACAAGGTAAAACTTCTTTTAATGAAGAAATGTTTAGAATAATTAATCAATTAGGAGGTAGTGGCTTAAAAGTATTATATCCAAACGGAAGAACAATGAGATTAGATAGTGCAGTACGTATGAATTTAGAAAGTGCATTAAGAGATTTAAGTAATGAAAATCAAATATTATTTGGTGAAGAATTTGGAGCTGACGGAGTAGAAATAAGTGTGCATGAAAATCCAGCACCAGACCATGCAGAAGTACAAGGCAGACAATTTAGTACAATAGCAGAAGAAAATGAAGAAAGCGAGTGGGATAAATTACAAAATGAAGGAACAGCAAAAGATTATAAAGGTAATATAATTGATTTACATACAAAATATGGTAGTTTTAGGCCAATAAGTGATTATAACTGCAAACATAGAGCATTTAGTGTTATATTAGGTATTAGTGAACCAGAATATAATGATAAACAATTAAAAAATATAATAAACGAAACAAATAAAAAAATTATTATTGACGGAAAAAAATATAATAAATATGAAGCAACTCAATTACAAAGAAAATTAGAAAGAAAAATTAGAGAGCAAAAAGATATACAAATAATGGGAAAAGCAAGTGAGCAAATGGATGTAGTAGATAAAGCACAAAAGAAGATAAGCCAACTAACGAAAAAATATAAAGAAATTTCTAATATAAGTGGTTTACCTACGTATATGGAACGAACACGAGTTAGTAATTATAAAAGAACAAAAACATCTTGATAATTAACTGATAATGTTATATAATATAATTGCTATTTAAGTTAAAGTTGACAAATTTATTTTATCGCTTTTTTGACGTCTTCAATATTTTCGTCAACATTAAATAGTGAATATAATTGTTCTTTGATAAATGTATAATTAGAACCTTATGAAAGACTGCAAGACAATGCAGTAAGGATATTATCTTGTTCTTATTAGTTGTGAGTGAGAATTTACAATGGATTAAGTAGTGATTAATAGTAATATTAATTATGAGATATACAAAGTATAGAAAGAGATAATAGTAGTTTATTATAAGAGTTTATAAAACACAGGACTAGTCGTTGGTAATCTGCAAAAGTCTAAATTTATTTAGAAAGAAAGCCATACATGATATATTATTCGTGGTTGAATAAAGTATCTATGATGAATACCAATAAACCAAAATGCAGTTGATACCTAGCAATAGGAGTATAAGACTAGAAACTGGTACGAGTAGCACAAATCTGCATACTTATTACAAAAAAAGCATTGTGCCTAAGATGCACCTGTTAGAGGAACAGGAAGAAGAAAGAAAATAGCCTAATGTGTGTGAAAGTTGGTAATAAAGATTTACTCTAGTAATGGGGTGTTGTATAGCACTCGAAAGAGGTTAAAATAGATTAAGTGGTCGCTCCCTTATGAGGCATTTTAACTGGCTAGTGGTTGAATAATAAATGGTTATAGTAAATTAGTGTGAGAAACACCGATTATATGTTTATTAAAGAACAATTATATTGTTGCACACACCGAAAAGACATTTAAAAAATGTCTTTTTTTAATTTTGTGTTTATTTTTTATATAAAATGTGTTATAATGTATATAACAAAGGAGGTAAAAATGAAAAATAGTTTGTTTGAAATTCAAGAAACATTGATGAGACAGATTAAAAGAATTGACGATGAAACATTACATGGTAAAGACTTGGAACAAGAAATAGCTAGAAGTAACGCTATATCCAATACAGCTAACACTTATATTAAAACAATAAATATTAATATAAGAGTAAAAGAACTAGCTGATAAATTTAAAGTAACAAAAAAATCTATAAATGAAGAAATAGGGCTATAATATGAGAAAGTTTAATAAACAAATGTATAATTATTTACAAAAACACGGAGAAGAACATACACTAAAAGAGTGGCATAAAATAATAAATAAAAAGTTTAAAGAAGATTTTACTTTAAAAGAAACACGAAAATATTTTGTAAGACATGATATTAAATTTAAGTATGAAATGCCTAGAAAAGCTAATGGGGGGTTAAAATTAGCATTTCCTATTGGTGCTGAAAGAACAAAACCAGATGGAATGGTTCAAGTTAAAATTGCACCTAAAAAATGGGAATATAAACAAAGATTAATATATGAGCAATACTATGGAGTTAAATTAAGACAAGATGAATTTGTTATATTTTTAGACCAAAACAAAAATAATTTTGCTATTGACAATTTAAAAGTTATATCAAGACAAGAAAGTGCATATATGGTAAACCAAAAATTGTTTAGCAAAGATAAAAATGCAACAGAAACAGGTATATTAATTACTAAATTAGTAAATAAAACAAAAGAGGTAACAAATGAGAAGAGTTGAAAACCCAGTTAAATTACAAGAAGCATATTCACAAGTTAGATATAAATGTAAATGTGGGCATTCTGTTATTATATTAAATGATAAAGACAAAGTATTATGTAAATGGTGTGGTAATTTAGTTTTTAAAGACAAGAAAACTGAAATGTTATATAGAATAAATGAAATAAATAAAAGGAGTAAAAATGGGTAAAGAAAAAGAATGGTACACTTTAGAAAAAACTACTAATGGATATATGGTGTGGCATTATAAAGAAACAGAATATCAAGAACATGGTAGTTATGGTTCTTTAGGATTATATTCAAGTGAAAAAAAGGAAGACTGCTTAAAGTATTGTGATGAACACAAAATAAAAATAAAATATAGGAGGAAAAATGACACAATTAAGGGCTAGGGAATATGTTAGAGATTTTCTTAATGACAGCTTAAAAGAAATTGAAATAATGAATATATTTGACTTAGATTATTGTAGCAAATGTAATAAAGTTACATTAATAGAAGATATGGAATACATAGATAATGAGTGTTTTTGTATAGATTGTATTGCTGAAATAAAAGAAAATTAGTAAATTTGTCAATTATACCAGTTATATGGTATAATTTTTTTGTTAAAAGTGTCTGGAAAGGGGAACTAATGACAAATACTATATTAAATACTATTGTTACATTTATAGTAAGTGGTTTATTAGGTTATTGTATCAATTCAATAAAGAATTATAAAAAACAAAAAGATGATATATTAAAAGAATTTGAGCAATTAAAAGAAAGCCAACTTTTAGACATGAAAAGTGATTTATCAAGTAAGTTTTATATATATGATAGTATGGACGAAGTAGATGATTATTTGGTAATGGCATTTAGAGAAAAATGTGAAAGATATTTTATTTTAGGAGGTAATACTTGGATAAAACCTTTATATGATAAGTCTTTTATGTGGAAATTAAAACCAACAGATTATTTAAGATAAGCAATTATGCTTATTTTTTTGTTTATTTTTTATACTTTTTATAATATAATATGTTTTTGTTAAGGGGGCATGATATGAAATTAATGCAATACACTTATAATTTTGAACCAGAAATGTATAAATATATATTAGCTTCTAACATTTTAAATAAGAAAAAAGAAGAGGATAAAATATTTAAAGCATTAGTAGAAGGATATAATTCAAAAGAAATAAGTGAAAAGTATCATTATTGTCAAAGTACAATATGGAACAGAAGACGTGATATATATCACAAAACAAAAAAGTATATGAATTAATATGCTTTTTTTATTTAGTTAATTTTTTTATATAAATGTTATATAAATTGTTATATAAAAGTTATATAAATAAAAAAGTTGCTATTTATTTTTAAATAAAACTATATATAATAAAATAAATTTTTGATGATTTATTGACATTTTTCAATAAATAAAATGATATAAAATTGAATTAGGTGGGAAAAATGAAAAAAGAAATGTCTGTTAGACAAATATATGATGACTTTATAAGTAAAACAATATTAACTGATGATGAAATGAAAGTTTTAGTAATGTATATAAAAGGAGATAGTATAGTTAAAATATCTAGTGAACTTAATCAAAGCACAGCAACTATATCAAGAACAATAGCTAGTTTAAAAGAAAAATATAAAAGATATAAAACATTAGAAATAGCAAAACTGATATTATTAGAAGAAAGTAAATAATAAAAAAGTGATAAATAATCACTCTTTTTTTATGGAATAATTGTAATTGAAAAGGAGAATGTTACTTAGTAGGATTGTTTAAAACACAGTTTCGAGAAGTTTAAAATACATTCTTCTTTTCTTAATTTATAGGAGGAAATTATGTTTAATAACCCATACAATTTATATAATCCACAAATGAACATTGATAGAATTAATAATCAAATTAACGAACTAGAACAGATGAAACATAAATTACAACAAAATACCATGCAGCCTAGTATAAATCAAACGTTTCAATTAGCACCCAATAATTATGGAAAAATAAACTATGTTTCTACAATAGAAGACGTAAATAAAGAACAAGTGTCGGAAGAAACAGCATTTTTTAGTAAAGATTTATCTGTTTTATGGATAAAAAGTCCTAGTGGAAATATAAGAATATTTGAATTAAAAGAAACAAAATTAAAAGATGAGAAAGATTTATTGATAGATGCTTTAATGTTACAAATTGAAGAATTAAAGAAAGGAAAAACAAATGAACCAATTATTAATGATGATGATGAACCAATTACAACAAAGAAATCCTCAAATGTTTCAAACAGTAAATCAACTAAAGCAAAATAATGGAGACCCAAGAGAATTACTTAAGCAAGTAACAAATGGATATTCTGATGAGCAAATGAATAATTTATTTGATAAAGCACAGCAATTTGGAGTTCCAAATGAAGTGATTAATAATTTAAAAAAAGATATTAACACAAAATAGTGTTAATAAATAAAGAATAGAAAAGGAGGTGAATTTATGAACGGAAACGGAATACAACCTACTGTTGAATTAGCCACTACTAACGGAAACGGTGGTTATCCTTATCCTGTGTATCCTATAATGGGTGGATATGGAAATAATGGATTTGGTGGTTATGGAGGCGACTGGATATGGATTATCTTATTATTTGCATTGTTTGGATGGGGTAATAATGGTAATGGTAACGGAGTGTTTGGTAATGGTTTTGATAATGGTTATGCTTGGTTATCTAATGGCCAAAAAGAAATTATGCAAAACACTAACAACGGCTTTGATACATTACATTTAAGCAACCAACTTGACACAGTAAATAATGGTATATATTCACTATCTAATCAATTATGTAACAGCAGTGCAGATATAAACCAAGCTATAACAAATGGCTTCTATAATGCTGAAATAGGTGCTAATAATAGACAAATGGCTAACATGAATACAGCATTTAACTTGCAAAGTCAATTAGCTCAATGTTGCTGCGATAATAAACTTGCAACTCAAGACTTAAAAGCAACAGTTATAAGTGAAAATTGTAGCGACCGTGAAGTATTAAGACAAATTGGTCAAGATATTCTTGTAAATCAAACAGCTAATACTCAAAAAATAATTGATGAAATATTTAGAGATAGATTAGATGAAAAAGATAGCAAGATTGCAGATTTACAACGTGAGTCATTAATGAAAGATTTACAAGCAAGTCAATTAGCACAAACTCAATCAATTATATCTAATGTATATCAAGAATTAAAAAATTGTCCTGTTGGAACAGTCCCAGTTTATGGAAATACACCAATATTTAGTTGCGGTGGAAACAATGGATGTGGATGCGGATTTAATACAACAAGTCAATTTGTTTAATAGCATAGAGTAGAATACTACTAACTCGATTACGAGAACTTGCTAATTCCATACTAGAGTGGACACTTGTCCATACTAGGATGGACTAGAGAATAGGCAAGCCCTATTCTTTTTTATTAAGAAAGGAGAAATGTATATGATAGAAACTATAATTAATGAACCCCTAGCTTTACCAAGTAATGCAAGCCCAATAACCTTTGATGAAACTGATATAAGAACAAGATGTGCTTCTTGTAATTGCAATGGGTGGTTAGATTATTCAAATGGTAATCCTAATTTTAAAATATTTGGAAATGGTTATACAGGATATTATGATGTAGAATTTAGTGCTTCTGTAAGCACAGCAACAGCTGGTGTGGTAGCAATCGGATTATTTCAAGATGGTGTTCTTATTCCTGATACTGTAAGAGCTGTAACAATTGCAGCTGCTGATGATTATGAAACTATTTCGTTTGATAAAAAATTACGAGTATGCCCTAGAGGAACAACAAATATTAGTGTACAAAGCGTACCAAGTGTACCAACGTCAACAGACCCTACAACACCAATTTCTACTACTCAAGCAATTATAACTAATGCAACTTTTAGCATAAGTAGACTTAATAGATAATGAATAATAATACAATTAATAACTTATCTTTAATATTGCAAGCTTTAAGTTTAGAAATATTGTTTAAAGATTACAATAATAGTGATTTAATGAATGAATTACAAACACAAGACGAAAAATATTTAAAACAAATACTTAAAAATCAAGAAGAAATAATAAAACTCTTAAAAGAAAGGGAGTGATAAATTGGAAGAAAATGTTATAAAAAAAACAACAGAAGCAATTAACAGAATAATGAAAGAAGGCATTGCAACTACTAATATAGATAATTTATATAAGTTAAGTAAAATAAAACACATGGCAAAGGAGGATGAACAAATGAATTACGGAAATTATGGTGGAAGACGTGCTGGTTATGATAGTTATGGACGTGGAAACTATGGCGAATATGGAAACTATAATGAATACGGAGCTAGAGGTAGAGATATGAGATACCGTGGCGATGAATATATGGGTAGAATGTATGATGAATATGGAAGATACCAAGAAAGTCGTCAAAGATATGGAGCTAGTGAAGAAACAGACAAAAGTTTTCATTATATGGTAAAAGCACTAGAAGATTTTATAATGGTATTACATGAAGAAGCTGAAACACCACAACAAAAACAACAATTACAACAAGCGCTTCAAAATAGTATGAGATAATGTATAGGTATTATAATGCCAATGCTTTAAATAAATATGAAGATGACTGCGTTATCCGAGCAATTTCTTGTGCTACAAATAAGTCGTGGGATTATGTCTATGATTATTTAAGTGATATAGCTCAATATGAAGGAACTTTACTTGATAAAAAAGAATTTGTTAGAAATTATTTAGATAGAACATATCAAAGATTATATAATATTAATGGTACAGTTGGATATGTTTCTGGTATGTTTCCAAACAATACTTTACTTATAACAGCAAGAAATCATATTGTTTGTAGTAAGCAAGGAATTATTTATGATACGTTTGATTGTAGAGATTATGAAGTAGAAAGTGTTTGGCTTGTTAATTAAAATGTGATATAATTATATTGTTATTGATGTTTAACCATCGCCACTAGTGGCAATAGAGTGTATTAATTGCACTCTTTTTTTATTATGGTATAATGAAATTGGTGATAAAAAAATGACAATAGCAGTAGACAAAAAAACTTTAAAAGTTGTAAAAAATAAAAAAGATTATGTTTATGTTTTTACTAACGAAAAATTACAAGATTTATTGGATACTGGATTGCATTGTATAAGATTAAAAGAATGTAAATATGTAGATATTAACTTAACTGATTATAATATAGATTGTTTTAAAAAAGCTAAAATTACAGATATAGATTATGATAAATTACCAGAAAAAAAAGATTTTAAAATAGGCATTATAATACCCAACTATAACTATGAGCATACAATAGAAAAATGCTTAAATAGTATAGCAGAACAAACTTATAAAAATTATGAAGTAATATTTGTAGATGATATGAGTACAGACAATAGTGTTAAAATAGCAGAAAGTTTTAAAGATATACTAACAGATATAAAAATAATTCGATTAAAGCAAAAAAGATTAAATGGTGGAGCAAGAAACGAAGGATACTTGTATTTAAGTGATGATGTCGATTATATTTATTATGTAGATAGTGATGATTGGTTAAAAGATAAATATAGTTTAGAAAAAATAAATAATAAATTACAAAAAAAACCAGATGTATTATTTGTAGGAATGGACGTTTACAAAAACAATACAGAAAGTCTTGCTTTTATTCCTCAATATAAAGATAAATATGAAGCATTAGAAGGTTGGAGTGGTAGCTGTGGCAAAGCGATAAGAAAAGGACTAGCAACAAGACAAGAATGCTTATATAACGAAGGAACATTAAAGGAAGATAAAAACCAGCATTGTAGAATTTGTTATTATATGAATAGTTTTGAATTATTACAAGAACCTGTTTATGTATGGAATAGACAGAATAATAAATCTGTAACTACTATTAGAGAACAAATAGTATGGGGAACAAGTACAATAAGACATTATGCAGATACATTGCAAATGTACTTAACATTAAAAGGCAAAGACAGAAAAATAGATGATATATTAAAAAAAAGAGTAGATAAAATGAAAAAAGAATTGACGGAAGGTGGGGATAGACAGTGGTAAGAGTGATGACAACAGGAACGTTTGATATTATCCATTACGGACATATAAATCTATTAAAAAAAGCGAAAGAGATGGGTGATTTTCTTTTAGTAGGTTTAAATGAGACAAAAAACGGGCAAGAAACATTAATGAGTTTTGAAGAAAGAAAAAAAATACTTGAAGCAATATATTACGTTGACCAAGTAGTTAAAATTAGAGATGACACTGATAAATTTCATTATCTAAATTATGTTGATATATTTGCAATAGGAAGCGATTATATTGGATATAAAGATATAGATATAATTAAAGCGTATGCAGATGTAAGATTTATTGATAGAACACCAAACATAAGTAGTAGTCAATTAAAAGAGATACAAGATGATGAATTTCATAGATTTGTAATTGATATAGACGATACAATTTCATTTACATATAATCGTGATTTTGTAAATAGTGTACCAAATATACCAGTTATTAATAAAATTAATGAGTTATATGACGCAGGATGGGAAATTATATTATATACTGCTAGAGGTGCTAAAAGTTGTGCAACTTTAGATGAAAGAAAACAAAAATACGAAAAAGTAACAAAAGATTGGCTAGAAAGACATAACGTAAAATACCATGCGTTATTGTTTGGAAAAATGAACGCAACAAGATACGTTGATGATAAAGCAATGGGACCTGATGAATTTGTAAAATGTAGAGTAAGGAGTAAATAAAATGAAATACATAATTCTATGTGATAGCGACAATGTAGAGCCATTTATTGAACCTAGGCAACTTGCAATAGTAAATGGAGAACAATTAGTAAAAAGAACAATTAGATTATTAAAAGAAAATGGAGTTAAAGATATATTAATAACTTCACATGACAAAAGATTTGATGATTTAGGTGCTATTAGATATGAACCTAAAAAAAATAGTTATAAAGGAAAAGAACAGATAGGATATTGGCTTGACGCGTTTCCTAAAGAACTATTAATAGAACCTATAACATTTTTATTAGGAGATGTATATTTTAGTGAACAAGCTATAAAAACAATAGTTGAAACTCAAACAAAGTTTATAATGTTTTTTTGTACTGATAGAAAATTAGGATATAATGATAAATATATAAAACACCATGACGAGCCGTTTGGATTTAAAGTTGTAAGTCATGAATTATTTAAAGAACATATAGACAAAGTTAAAAAAATGTATGATGAAGGAAAAACAAGAAGACATCCAATAGCATGGGAATTGTATAGAAGTATAAATGAATTAGATGTAAATAAACATATATTAACTACCAATTACACAGCTATAAATGATGAAACTTGCGATATAGACAGAATTGATGATATAATGTTGCTAGAGATAAAATTAGGAGGAAATTGTATGGTAAAAGTTGAAGTATTAATGGATTTTACTTTAAAAGATTTTGATAAAATTAAAAAATCACTTATTAGAAAAAATCCAAATAAGAACAAAGATGGTTGGTTATATGCAGAAGATATATTTGAGTGCGAAGCTGAAATGGCAAAATACTTAACTGGAGAAAATGCTAAAAAAGTAGTAGTAGTAAAAGTTCTTGAAGTAAAACCAATTGAAGTAAAACCAATAGTAGACACAAAAGCAGAAAGCGAATTTGTAAAACCATTAGACGAGGAAAATATAAAAAAAGTAGCTAGTGAAATAGAAAAACATATAACACCAAAAGCAACAATAAAAAAAACTACTAAAAAAACAACAAAAAAGAGCAAGAAATAACCTTGCTTTTTTAATTTTACCAAAAATAATATTTGACAATTAATACAATTTGTGTTATAATATATATGTATAAAGGAAAAAGCAAACCTTTATATACGAATATTATAGAAAAGTAGGAGGTAAAATAAAATGAAAAGAAATTATTTGTTAGTATATCATAATAAATATACAGATGAAATTAAATATCAATATTTTAATACAATAGATGATATGAAAGATTTTATTAAGGTTAATTTATCAAATAAAAAATACTGGAAGACATTGCATAAATATCAAATTAAGGAGGTAAAATAATATGTCAATATATTTAGATAAGATAAAATCAATTAATAAAATAACTTTAACAAAAATATGCAAAGAATTGAATATTAACAGGTCTAATTTATTAAATGGTAAATCTACTGAAGAAAATGAAAAGAAAGTATATTATCAATTGTTACAAGAAATTGAGAAAATAAAAAATAAGTAAGATTTTGACATCTTGCTTTTTTTTTGGTATATTCTTATTAGAGTTGAACACAACAACACTAAAAAAGTGGAGCAGACCAACTTAAAGTCTTAAAAGAAAAGGAGAAAATGTTGATGGAAACTGAAAACAAAGACGTTCAAGTAACGGATGAAAAAGCAGAAGAAACTGCTCAAAAAACATACACAAAGGAAGATATTGACGCTTCGTTTAATGCTGGTGTAAAAAAAGCAAATAGTGATTGGCAAAAAGACGAAAAGTACAAAGAATTCCTAGAGTGGAAAAAATCAAGTCAAAATGATAGTGAAAAACTTGCAGAACTAGAAACAAGTAATCAAGAATTAAAAAAGGAAAATGAATTATTAAAAGCAACAAATAAAGTTGCAAATAGTGATGTAAAACCTGAATTTTTAAAATTTGTTACAAGTGAAGTTATGGCAATGGTAAATGAAACTACTGATTTTGACACAGCACTTAAAAACTTTAAAAAAGACAATACCCAATATTTTGGTGAAGTAGTAGTTAAAAAAGTGCAAAGTTCTCCAACTTTAAATAATGGAGGAAACCAGCCAACTAGTACAAATGATATTATGAACAAATTACTAAGAGGCGAATAAAAACATAATAAAAGGAGAGGAAAAATTTTATGGCAGGAATTGCAAAAACTGATGTAGGCGCTTTAATTGATGAACAAGTAGTTAGTGAAATATTTGAAAGCGCTCAAAAAGAAAGTAAAGCATTATCACTATTCCGTAGACTACCAAATATGACTAGTGAGAAAACAAAATTAAGAGTTAGTGACGCTCTACCTATTGCATATTTTGTAGACGAAAACACTAACAATGGTAGAAAAAATATTACAAAAGCTGCATGGAAAAATGTATTCATTACAGCTGAAGAATTAGCAGTAATCGTTCCTATTAAGGAAAACTTATTGAACGATGCAAGCGTTGACTTATGGGCTGAAATTAGACCTCAATTAGTTAGTGCTATTGCAAAAACAGTAGACGCTGCAATCTTTAGAGGAGAAGGAGCTCCAACTTCATGGGGAGCTGGTATTATACCTCAAATAATTACAAAAGGTAAGAGTGTAGTTGAAACTGGACATTTATACAGCGATATTAATGATACTATGGTAGCAGTTGAAGAAAGTGGTTATGATGTAACTGCATTACTTGGTGGAGTTGGGCTAAAAGGAAAATTCCGTATGATGACAGATACAACTGGACAACCATTGAATACAACTGAAATAGGTTCTATTCGTAGAGAATATCTTGACAATGGCGCATGGGATAAAACTGAAGCAACTTTAATTGCTGGTGACTTTAGTCAAGCAGTATATGCAATTAGACAAGATGTTACTTATAAAGTATTAGACCAAGCTGTTATTCAAGACCCAAGCGATGGTTCTATTATGTATAACCTAGCACAAGAAGACATGGTTGCTTTACGTGTAACATTTAGAATGGGATATGCTATACCTAACCCAGTAAATGCTTTAGACGGAACTTCTGGAAGATATCCATTTGCTGCATTAGTACCTAGCGAAAATCCAAGTTTATAAGAAATTAAAGGAGGGCGTTTATGGAATTTGAAGGACAATACCTAACTTATGAAGAGTATAAGGCACTAGGTGGTACTTTAGACCTAACGCCTTTTAATCTATTAGAATTTGAAGCAAGAAAACAAATTGATATAAGAACTCAAAGAAGATTAGTTAATATAGATGATATACCTCAAGAAGTAAAGATTTGTGAATTTCATCTTATAGAAAAATTAAATAATTATTTAAGTGCGACACAAGAAGCTGGAAATATAGCTAGTGAAAGTACAGATGGATATTCTATATCTTATGTAAACGCTACGCAAATAGCTGAAATAGTAAAATCTAAGAACAACGAATTTGATGATATAATTGTTACTGATTTATATGGTGTAATAGTTAATAAAGAACACTTAATATATATTGGAGCAAAATAATGATAACAAATAGTGGTTTAACTATATATCATAAAACAATAAAAAACCACGAAGAAAAATGGACAAGATATAATTATGAAAATGTATGGTATTTTGGAGGCAGAGGGGCAAGAATTAACAAGGGTTATGACAACGCAAACGATGTCGAAATAAGAATACCATATAATAAAAATAATAATCTTGATATAAATAATTTTTCTATTGGTGATATTATTGTTAAAGATATATTAGATTTAGATATAACTAGACAGCAAGATTTAAAAGGATATGAAATATATAATATAACAAGCATTAATAATAATTATTTTGGAACTCAAAAACATATACATATTGGAGGCAAGTAATGTCTGTTGAAATAAAACCAACAAGCATTATTAAAACAAGATTAGGTATACAATATGGGGGTCCAGCACACAAATATTTTACCAACGAATGTTATAAAGCTATGAATAGTTTTGTTCCTAAAAGGACAGGAAATTTAAGAGGTGACTTTGGAGCTGTTGATATTCAAGCAGATAAAATTATATATGAAAGTGATTATGCAAAATATCAATACAGAGGTTATACAAGTGGACCAGTTAAAAAATATACAACAGATGGTACTGGACCTTATTGGGATAAAAAAATGGTATCTTCTAAAATGGCTGACATAGAAAAAAAAGTACAAAAATACATAGATACTTATGGAGGATAAAATGGACCAAAATACAAGAATTTCAAAATTAAGGGATTATCTTATCAATATTTTAGACACTTTTATTGATGATGATGAATTTCAAATAAATGCTAATATGTTATCAAATGACATAAACAATTATTCTTTAGATAAAATACCAACTGCTAGTGTAGTAGAAAAATGGATTATGGGATTAGAAATACACAAAGACGTATATTCTTTTAGAAGTAGAATGGCATATAGTCAAGATTATATTAACAATTTACAAAATATTGGGTTTTTTGAAAAATTTGAAGAAATAATCAAGTCTAAAAATGATGAAGGCGTATTACCAGATATAGATGGTATACAAGAAATAGTATGTTTAAATTGTGGTTCAATGAATTTTGCTGAAACTAACACAGCAGAATTTGATATACAATTACAAATAACATATAGAATAAATAATAAAAATAATAATATAAGTTTATAAAAAGGAGGATATAATTATGGCTTTGATACCTGAAAATATAACAAAAATAGACAGAGATGAGGGACTTCTAACATTTTTAAATACTACTCCTGATACTGCAACTAAAACATTTAAAGTTTTAGGAATTGGTATAACTGATTACGGAATAAGTTACAATCCTAGTGTAGATAGTGAAAAATGGATAATCGAAAAGAACTCAAGACAAGTACACTCTTCTAATGAAAAACAAGGAAGTGTTACTCAAACAGCATACAAAGGAGACCCAGTGTTTGAATTTGTTGCAGATGGTAGAGATAAACTTAACTATAAAACTGAAATACTAGACGTTGACGTATTTGATGGGACAGAAAATAATGGAGTTATAACTGCTCCTGCAAAATTAAGTGCTGGTATGATAGCAGTTACTCAATGGATGAGTGAAACAGCTAGTGTAGAATATGATTTATACTACTCTGGTGACGCAGTTGAAGGAACAGCTACTATCAATACAACTTCTGGCGAAGTATCATTTACACCTACTGCAAGTTTATAAGAAACTTAATAGGGCGAGGCGAAATAATCGCCTAGTCCTTTTTTTAATTTTAGAAAGAGAGATGTGAATATAAATGAAAGAAAATTTTATTCAACTTAATAAAGATGATATATTAAGATTAGGTATAAAAGATTATAAAGGGAACGACACAGGTGAACATTTAGAATTTGATTTATCGGACATTGAACTACCTTTGAGATACCAAGACTTAATAGAAAAAGATAAAAAAAATAAAGAACATTTAAAAAATCAAATATTAATAATTGATAAAAGACAAGATGTAAAAGGTAAAAAATTAATGAGTAAAAATGAAGAAGACAAAATTAGAGCTTTAAATGATTTTTTTAAAAAAGAAGCAGAAATATATAATATGTTTTTAGGCGAACGTGGAGTAGAAAAATTACTTAATGGCAGAAAATTAGGATGGACTTCATTACAAGAAATAGATGAAATAATAGAAAAACAAATATTACCTTATATAGATATAAATATGGATAAAATAACAAATAAAGTAAAAGAAAAATATAGCCAAGCAGTTGATAAAACAAAAGAAGTGTTAAAATAATGGACTATCCTGAATATGTAGTAATTGATAACGTAGAATATAAAATAAATACTGATTTTAGAGTTGCAATAGAATGCAATAAAATAGCAGAAGATGATAGTATTGGCGACTTTGAACGTGCATTAGCTATTATATATAAATTATATGGAGATAAAGGCATAGATAATACAGAACATTATGAAAAATTATTAAAATATGCTCAAAAATTTTTATCATGTGGAATAAAAGAAGATAAACATAAGAAACAAGAAGAACCTGATATGGATTTTTCTTATGATATGGCGTATATAGAAGCTTCTTTTATGAGTGATTTTGGTATTGATTTAGAAAATAAGAAAATGCACTGGTGGAAGTTTTATAATCTAATTAATGGGTTATCAAGTAGTGAATTAGGAAATAGCTGTATTTTAAATAGAATTAGGGAAGCAAGAAGGATGGACCCAAAAGAAATTAAAGATACTAAAAAAAGAAAAGAGTTTATAGAATTTCAAAAATCTATTGCTTTGCCTAAAAAAGATAAACACACTAAAAAACAAAAAGAAATGGCAAATAAAGTTTATGAATTGTTTGGACTAGAAAGGAAGTGATACTAAAAAATGGATGGTTGGGTAACAATAGGCACAAATTTAGATACTAAAAATTTAGAAAAAGAATTAAGACATGCTCAAAATGAATTAAAAAAATTTGATAAAGAAGCGGAAAAATTAACTAAACAAAAAGCTAAAATCGAATTAGATTTAAGTGAATATGAAAGGCAAAAACAATTAATAGAAGAAACAACAAATGATATGTTAAAATATGCTCAAACAACACAAGAAGTTAATAATGTTTTAAATGGAGAAAACACTCAAATAGAAAATCTTAATCAAAAATATGCTACGCAGTTTAACCAATTAAATGAAATAAATGGAAAAATAAAAGAAAATGAATATAACCAACAAATGGTAAATAGTAGAGTTGGAGAATTAAATTCTAAATTGGGCAGAGTTAAAGGATTTGACACAATAAAAAATTCTATTGACAATGTAGGCCATGCTGTACAAAAAGTTACTAGAAAAATTGGAACATGGGCATTAGCTATTTTTGGTATAAGAGGTGCTTATATGGCGGTAAGAAACGCTATAAATGTAATAGCAAACGATAACGCACAATTAAAAGCTGATATAGATTATATAAAATCGGCAATGGCTTATGCACTAGAGCCAGTAGTATTAGCTATTGTAAATTTGGCTAAACAATTAATGTTTTATGTAGGGTATATAGTAAAAGCGTTAACAGGAAAAAATATATTTGCAAACGCAAACAAAGGATTAAATAAAGCAACAGGAAGTGCAAAAGCATTAAATAAAGAACTAAGTAAAACTGTAGCTAGTTTTGATGAGATGAATACATTACAAGATACATCTAATGCTAGTTCTGGTGGTGGTGGCGCTGGAACTAGTACACCAAGTTTTAATTTTGGTGATATTGATAAAATGGAAATACCATGGATTGATAAATTACTAGAACATAAAGACGAAATATTAGGCTTGTTAGGTGGCATAGCTGGAGCATTAACGGCTATAAAATTAGGTTTTAAAGGAATAGAAGCTTTAGGTATTGGAGCAATAATAGGTGGTATAGTATACGCAATAGAAGAATTAATTGCTTATTTAAAAGATCCAACGTGGGAAAATTTTGGAGGAATTATAGCAGGAATAGGTATAGCTATATTAGGTTTAAGTGTATTTATAGGTGGTGTACCATTAGCTATAACTGGAGCAGTTGTATTAATATTTGGTATAATAGCAAAATATTGGGATAAAATAAAAGCTAAATTAGATGAAGCTTATCAATGGCTAATATCAAAAACAGATTGGGTAAAAGAACACTTTGGAATTGTAGGTGAAATATTATATACTAATTTTTTGGTTATAGTTAAAAATGTAATAAAATTTTGGGATACTATATTTACATCTGTAAAAGGAATATTAGATGGTATTATAAAATTTGTAAAAGGTGTTTTTACAGGCAATTGGAAAATGGCTTGGGAAGGTTTAAAAGATATAATTGTAAATGTATTAAACTTAATGTTTGCTAAAACAAAATTAATATTTAGCAATATAATTGGAGTAATAAAAAATACCTTTAGTAAAGTACTTGATTTTGGGCGTAGTATTGGAAGTAAATTTGGTGAAGTTGTAGGTGGAGCGTTTAAGGTTGTGTTTAATGGCATAATAGCATATATAGAAAAGTTTTTGAATACACCTATAAAAGCAATAAATGGCTTAATTAAAGTAATAAACAAAGTACCTGGAGTAAGTCTTGACAAATTACCAACTTTTAATTTACCAAGACTAGCAAAAGGTGGAATTTTAAATATGCCTGGTAAAGGAGTTAATGTTGGTGGAGCAATAGCTGGTGAAGCAGGAAAAGAATTTTATATGCCATTACAAGATGAACAAATGTTAAATATGGTTGGCCAAGCGATTGGAAAATATATAACAGTAAATTTAACAAATGTAACTGAATTAGACGGAAGAACAATAGCAAGAAAGGTTAGCGAAGTTAATAATAATACAGACTTCCTAATGAATAGGTGATAATATGTTTATCAATAAAGATTCAATAATAATTAACGGTGTATCTATGGGACAATATTTAGTTGAAGCAAAATACGGCTATAATAAACTTTGGGGATCAGATTCTGGAAGAAACTTAAATGGCGATATGGTTGCTTCATTAATAGGCATATTTAGTAAACTAACATTACAATTTAGATCATTAACTAAAAGCGAGTTGGAAATAATAACACCTATATTAGACAGTGCTAGACAAAGCGTTACTTATTATGATCCTACTAAACAAGCAAATGTAACTATGACAACTTATACGGGAGATTATGAAGTAACTAACAAAAACATTATTGGTGGAAATACTAAAAACGAAGGTTTTTCTTGCTCTTTTATAGCAGTTAGCAAAAGGAGTTAATTATGATAGCACATAGTAACGATTTTAAAACCGAACAATTTAGCTTTGGACGTCAGTATAAAAATAAAATTGGCGTCTTTGCTAATTTATTATTATCCACACAAAATGATGAAGTGTTATTAACAGAAGATAATGTTGAATTAATTGGAAATGTAAGTGTAGCAGATGTAAGTTATGAAATAACTGACGAGAATTTATATAATATTAAACTAATAAGAAAAGGTGAATTGCTTTCTACATTGATGAAAGAATTAGATTTTGAAAGTGATTTGAACCTAGATATAGGCAATATAATTGATTATCAATATGGTTTATTAGTAAATGGAGATTATGAATATCTAGACTATGGCAAGTTTATTATATATAAAAAAGAATATCAAAACGATACCAAAACATACGTATATACTTGTTATGATTTTATGTTAAAAACAATGGTTATGATAGGAAGCGAATTTAACTTTGCTAGTACGCCAACAGGTGCAGATATTATTCCTAAAATAGCAACAATATTGGGATTTGACTTTGATGATAGTTTAGTTGAACAAGATAATACAACGCCAACGCCGTATGGTATGATAGGTAATTTAAATTATTCAATTAATATAGCACCAATAACAGAAGCCAAAATAACTTATAGAGATTTACTTAATTTGTTATGCCAATATTTTGGTGTATCTATGTATATGTCTAATAACGACTTAAAAATAAAATTATTGGGTGATATAAAATATAATAGTGCTAGTCAAGAATGGTATGTGGATAATGACAATCCAACTTTAGTAGATACATTTAACGAAAGCCCATTTAAAGATAAAAATGTAACATTTAAGCAAATATATGGTCCAATTAATGCTTTAAATATGTCTGGAACAGACGAAACCAAAACAGAATATGTTGAAGATACTGCAAGCGTAACAACTAATGGAACAACATTATTTGAAGTAAAAAACAATTTAATTTTAAATGACACGATAATATGGGAAACACATTCAACTGATATAGCAAATAATATATTAGCATTAATAGATAGCGTTAGTTTTAATTTATGCGACTTTACTACTTATGGTATAATGTATTTAGATTGGTTAGACTATTATGGTGTAACAATTAATAATAGAATATATAAAGCATTATTACTTAATAGTGAAATAACCATTAAAAGTGGTGTCGATGAAAATATATACACCGATTTACCAGAAAAAAATGTAAGTGAATATACAACAAGCCAAAAAACTGATGATATAATTGGCGATACAATAAGAGCAAGAGGTAATGCTTATGCTAATGGTTCAAAATTAGTACAAGAAAATGAATTAAATATATATTCTACAAATGAAATTAAAATAGGTACATGGATAGATGGGAAAACTTTATATAGAAAAGTTTATGATACTGGTGTTTTACCGGATAATACATCAAAAACGGTTTTTACAAATATGTCAAATGTAAATATAATAAATATGTATGGAATAGCAATTGCAAATAACGGGGTAAAAATACCATTGCCATATGTATCTACGACATCAGCATATCAAGTATCAATTAGTACTCAATCTAATAATGACATAAGCATTACTACTGGAGTAGATAGAACAAATTATACAAGTGGTTATATTGTATTAGAATACACAAAATAAGAGTTGATAAATAAAATATGCTATCAATATTTAAAATTTTAAAAAAGTATATAAATAAAAGGAGGAATATTATGGCAAGTATTAAAATAAGCGAATTAAATGAATTAACAAGTGTAGAAGAAAGTGATTTATTACCTATTGTAGATACAAGCTCAAATGAAACAAAAAAAATATCTTATGAAAATTTATTAAATATAAAAAAAATTACTGGTAATAAATTAAATGTTGGTGGAGATGATAATTATATAAAATTTAATTATCCAACTGATTTTAATACAAGTAATTGCGTAGTAATTGGTGGAAAAGTTAGAGAAAAATATACAATTGGTGGTAATTATGGATTTTGGCATTCAATTAATTTTACCTCTGTTACTTCAAATGGGGAATTAGTTGCTAATGATTGGATTTCGTTTGGCGATGATGGTATATATTATAATTATTACACCTATGGGGTTGGATTATTGGCCGAAATTCAAGTTGAATTATATTTATTAAAATTAAATTAAAAAGATGATATAATGAAATTGAAGCATTATAGTCTTTTTTAGTGTTTTTAGAAAGGAGTAGATCATGAATAAAAAGTGGTTTAAATGTGCAGGAATAAGAGCATTAAAAACAATATGCCAAACTGCAATAGCTACAATAGGAACTGCAACAGTTATGGAGGATGTAAATTGGTTAATGATAATTAGTGCAAGTTTACTAGCGGGAATATTAAGTATATTGACAAGTATTGCAGGAATACCTGAAGCAAAGGAGAAAAAATAATATGGATGAAGAATTTGAAATACAAGCAAATGTAAATGATAACATTGAAGAATTAAATGTAGATGGAGATGTAGAAAATGTCTTTTTCGGTGAGGAATAGTTTACCAAAAAAAGGAAATAAGTTTTATAATAATGCTTCTAATGGTGGATATAGTAAATGTATCAAAGGAAAACCTACTCAAAAAGGTTTAAATGTATTATGCAATTGTGTTGGATGGGCATGTGGTAGATTCAATGAAGTGTATTCTGAATTAACTGGATATAAAGGAATGAAATACCCACAATTATGCTGCGATGCAGAGAGATTTATTACTAAAGGGAAAACAATAGGTTTAAAGGTATCAAAAGAACCAGTTGTTGGTGGAATAATGGTATGGGAAGGAAAAGGAAAACTAGCAGGTCATGTAGCTTTCGTAGAAAAGAAAATAAACTCTACTCAAGTATATACATCAGAAAGTGGATATAATCACTTTGCATTTGCTAATTATACAAGAAATAAAGGCAATGGAAATTGGGGAGTAGGAACTAATTATACATATATAGGTTGTTTAATTAATCCTGCAATTAATGAAGAACCTGCTACTAATTTTCTACCACCTAAAGGATATTGGAAATTAGGAGATAAAGATTCAAGAATAGGACAGTTGGCTAGTTTCATGTATAAGACATTCCCAGCTTATACAAAAAAAGAAGCACTAGGAGATTATTATGGCAAAAATTTACAAGCTAGTATTAAAGAATTTCAAAGAAGAACTGGTCTTGTAGCAGATGGAATGGTTGGTGAAAAAACCTTACAAAAATTAGTTAAATATGGATTTCGATATTAAGAAGGTATATTAAATATCTTCTTTTTATGTTATAATATTAATAGAAGGTTGCTCCAATCAACCTTCTACTTATATATTGGAGGTGTAAGTTATGAAAGAAATATGGAAAGACATACCTAATTATGAAGGTTATTATCAAGCAAGTAATTTAGGAAGAATTAAAAGTCTTGAAAGAATAATAATTAGGAGAGATAAAAAGTCTTATTTACAAAAAGAAACAATATTGAAACAAGCAAAAAATAAAAAAAAATATTATCAAGTAGGATTATCAAAAAACTTTAAACATAAAACAATTAGTGTTCACAGATTAGTAGCCCAAGCATTTATTCCGAATCCAGATAATTTGCCACAAGTAAATCATATTGACGGGCACAAAGAAAACAATTGCGTAGACAATTTAGAATGGTGCGATAATTTATATAATATGCAACATTCATATAAATTAGGTTTAAGAAATAACGTTCTTAAATCGTTGATAGAAAACAACAAAACAGAAGTTTTACAATATGATTTGGAAGGCAATTTTATAAAAAAATGGAATTCAATGGTAGATATAGAAAATTCGTTGCATATTTGCAATCAAAATGTTTCTAAAGTATGTAAAGGAACAAGAAAAAAAGCAGGTGGTTTTATTTGGAAATATGCTAATCCAGAAAAAGTAAAAAAATATAAAAAACGTAATTAAAAAAATTACAACAATATGGCTTTACATATTAACAGTATTATGATATAATTAAATTGCTCATTACCATTGAGCCTCATGCTGAAATACCCTTTGTGGTATTGCACTATGTCTTAATTGATATAGTGCTTTTTTATGTAATTTTTATTATTTTTATATTTATTTTTTATTTATTTTGTGTTATAATTAATATAACAAAGGAGGTAAAAATGAAAAGAAACGTTATTCATATTGCGGTTAGTGAAGAACTAAAACAAAAGCTAACAGATGAAGCAAAAGAAAAAGGATTAACTTTAAGTGCTTATATTAGATTAATATTAATTGAAAGGAAATAGGAGGTAAAAATGGCACAAAGAAAGACAACTATATCTAAAAACAAAGAAGGGTATGGCTATAAGTATACTGAATTAGCAGAAATCAATAAATATTGTGAAGAAAATGGTATAACATACTATCAAGAAACAGAAACAAATGAAATTAATCAAGAAGATTATATTATTACTTATGTTACACAAAATGGAGAAACAACAAAGCATAGAGGTTGTAAAATAGTACAAGCTATATTAAGTGGAATTAAAAACCCAGTACAAGAGTACGGCAGTAGTTTAACTTATTGTAGGAGATACTCACTTTTAATGGCTTTAGGTTTAGCAACAGATGATGATGACGCACAAAGTTTATCTTTACCAAGTATAAGTAATTTAGAAGAAGCGAAAGCATATAAATTAACATGGGGAAAACACGCAGGAAAAACATTAGGAGAAATAGAAGAAAGTTATTTACATTGGTTACACCAAAATACAAAAGATGAAAATATTAAGACAGCTTGCGATTTTATAATTAGTCATCCAACAGAAAAAGATAATAAACTTTTAGCAGAATTTGAAGAATTATTAATAACTACTGATACTGACAGACAAAAAATGTATGATTATTACAAAGTAAATAGTAATAGTGAAATGACAACAGAACAATTAAAAGATGCTATAGAAGTAATGAAAAAGAAAGAGATTAAATAATGAAAATGTTTTATATGGGGATTTTATTATTATTTCAAATAATTTTATTAATAAGTAATAATAAAAACGTAGATAATGAATTAAGAAACGTAGTAACTTTAATCATAGGAGAAACAGGAATAGCTATATGTATAATAGGAGCGTTAGGATAATGGAAGATAAAGAAATATGTGAAATATGTGGTATAGAAACAGACGAATTATATGACACAGAAGGATGTATAAACGGAGGCGTTGGTATGGTATGTGAACAATGCTTAGAAGATTATGATATAGGTAGAGGTGTATAAATGACTGAAGAAGAAAGAAAACAAAAAGCTAGAGAATATGCAAAAAAATATTATGAAGAACACAAAGAAGAAAGAAAAATACAAATGAAAGAATATTCAAAAAAACTAAGGCTAGAAAATAATATAAAGAAAAAAGATTATATAGAAAAATTAGCTAAAAAAAATTTACGACAAAAAAA